ACGAAGGCTTTGTTATCCATCGGTTTACCATTTCCATAAAGATACGTCTTGTAGTATCTCTTGTGCTCGATGAATTTATATTCATCGGAGAATTCAATGCGTCCTGCGGATCCGGTATATCCGATACCCATGAAGTAGCGTTTTGCCATACCAAGAACGGCTTCACCGATCTCAACGGCAGCGCTCTGAATGATCTTGATCGGATAAGGCAGCACATTGTTTACATAGGTACCGTTGCCATTCAATACGGTTGTTGCCGGGAATACTTTATCGTAGTAATCTTCCGGATTAACGACAAGGATTACATCCGTAACCTTGCGGGAAGTGCCGATATCGGATTTAGCCAGCTTCTTGAGCTGTGCACCAACGGTGGCCGGAGAAAGATCAGTGATTGCAGTTTTTGTTTTCTTTGGATAGGTGACAACGCCCTGCTGGTCAACGGTACCGCTTGCCAGGTTTGCGATCATACCGATCGGACCGGTATTGGAAGTAAGGTTGTTGATCATTGCATCCTCGCATCCGTTAGCGATCGCTTCGCGCAGGAATGTACGTACGTAGTTGTCAAGCCAAACCGGGCCTAAGTCCAGGATGGATTTATTTACAGGAATAAATGCCGAAAGCATGCATAATGTCATGTCCATCTCAGCAAGTTCTGCTTCAAGCTCTTCCGTGATCGCAGCGGTAAGCGCTCCCCAGATTGCCTTCGGATGTCCGGTGCGGCTTACTAAGAATTTGACCGCTCCGGAAGTATTGACAAAGTTTACGGCGGAGAGCAGTTCATGCGTCTCAATAATGTCATCAAATACCTGGTCGATGATCGTTTCCGGAAACGAAACCTGTCCATTAAGCAGCGCCTGTTTCGGGTTTTCAGATAATCCGGCACGGATCCACGCCTGATAGAATTCAGTTTCCTGAGATGTCAGAGCACGGTTGCCTCTTGCCATAAGGATATTTGCATCAGAAGTCTGTGCAGCTCTCTGAAGGATGTCGGATGCAATGACATCTGCCAGATCGTTCAGCGCCTGAGAAATGCCCGCTTCGTCTTCGTTGCGCATTGCAGCGCACATTGAAACGGATACAGAATTAAGGTCTTTAACTTTTAAAGTTCCCATGTTTAAACTCTCCTTTTCTAATTTTTTCAATGAAAAAACCATCCCTTTGTTTTAGGATGGTCAATTTCGTCCAATTGATTTTTTAAAATGTCCAGCTGATCCGAAAGGTCGGAAACAGTGGATTCCAGTTCCTTCTTGCGAAGAACCAGGGATCGTATCGTCTGGTCCTGAATAGACTGCTTTGCCTGGTCGTCATCACTGATCTCAGTTGCGAAGCCGTATGCGAGTGCTTCGTCCGCTGTCAACCAGGTTTCTTCATCCATCATCTTCTTGATATCTTCATACGGAAGATTACCGGCATCCAAATAAGCCTGGATCGAAGGTTCGGTTACTTTATCCAGCTCATCAGCTTTCTTTCGCAATTCATTGGCATCACCTATCGCAATGTTCCATGCGTTATGGATCATCAAAAGAGATGTCTTTGGCATTCTCCTGATAGAACCGGCCATGAATATGACTGATGCAGCGGAGCACGCAAATCCATCATTGATCGTAGTAACAGGTCCAGGATAACTTTTTAATAAATTATAAATCCCAAGACCTTCCTTCACTTCGCCGCCATATGAATTGATATGTACATTCAGCGGCTTGCCCTCTAAGGCCTGGATGTCCTTTGCCATGCTGTAGGAAGACTTATCGCTGTCAAACCATTCAAGTTCACATATGTCACCGTACAAAAAAAGGTCAGCTGATTCATCATCGCTGGCCAACTGATACCATTTCTTCATAGTCCGCATCCTCCTTTCTATCCATGCTCAACGGATTCAGCAGATCTTCGATAGGTGAATAGTTCTTTGTCATAAAGTACGCATCAGCCCACGGCTCATCGATGGTATCCATATGACAGGCCCTTCTCAGATCATTGATCGACATAAAGCCGCTCGATATCAGCTTGTCGATCGCGGTAGAAACATCCAGCAGATCAATATGCTTGATCGCATTGGTATCAAAACGGATATATGTTCCGTTAAGCATCTCGTCGACAGTAAATGTCTGTCTGTTTATCTCATCCTGAAGCAGCTCGATCAGCGGATCCACGCAAAATGTCAACATCTGATCCACCGCCTTTGATGTATCCTGGACATCTCCGGTTACAAGCACTTTAGGAATCCCGAATGCATTCGCATACAGTTCCAGGATATCCGTTGACAAAGCCTTGATATCCCTGGTCGTTGCTGCAGATGCATCCGCTTTATACGGCACGAATTCGAATCCGTCGTACAGCGGCATGATTGCATTGTCCGATCCGAAGAATTTTTTGAACTGTTCTCCAAAATAGGAGGTCATCCTGTCCTTATATTTCGGATTTCCTTCGGCCGTTGAAGAAATCTTTAAAAAGCCCTTGTTTCCGTTTGAAGCAAGGTAATTCGAATATGCAACTGAGATCAGCTTCCCATACATGAACATCACGTTATCGATCAGCTTCTTCAGTTTTTTGTTATGCAGCTTGAAATAGAATACTTCAGCCCTTGTAAGTCTCTGTTTATATTCCATACCATCGATCTGTATCTGAGAAAAGCTGTGCGGGTAAAGCGCTGCCGTTTCATCCGATGAAAAAGAATCCGCTACATACAGCTCATTCTTTATCGGAACGACAAGCACATCTCCGTTGTAGAAAAGCTTATCCAGGAGCTTGTCCCAGAAATCAGTTGCATTCTGGTTGACATTGGGAGATACGTTCCAGCGGTACCATTCCCTTGTCTTTATCCGCTTGTTGTCCTTGTATTCAAGGATCTCGCATTTGACGATAGAATTCGTAATGAGATTCTTGCATATGTCAAATGCAAGCTCATTCATTGCAATTTGACTGGATATATCAGATGTGACAGGAACAATATCCATCTGCTTTCCGTGCAGGAAATCATATATCAATCCCATTTTTATCAGCTCCTTTAAAAAGTAAAAACGGGAATGAATTCCCGTTCCTGTATGATCTTCATATCTGTCAGATCTTCCTCAAAGCACATGGAAGCCACCAGTGCCATGAATGGATCTGTTTTTCTCGCTTCAGGCTCTATCTTTCCGAAGAGGAAATTGCCTATATCGTTGTCACCGGATTCTGTAACGGTTGATTTTCGCGCTCTTACTAGCTTCGTGTTGTTGCATGCCCAGCGCAAAACCGGGTTATCGTCCCAATGAAACCATTGGTTCGCGAAACACCTGTCTATCAGAGGATATACCTTCATGATATTTGACGGTCTTACAAACTTTATGCGCTTATCAGCGTATAAGAAGCCCGCCCTGTCCAGGTAGTCCCGCATGATGGTATACCGGAAGGCGTCTATCGCTATCTCCTTGATAAGGTATTTCTCCTGCATCTTAAGAAGATAATCAATCATATACTGCGGGTTTATCTCCGGCTCATCTATCAAAGTAACAAGCCCTCTTTCCGCCCAATCCTTATAAGGGCATCTGAGGCGCCCAATCTTTCCGGACTGCAGACAGATCCAGGCGTGGTTTATATCATACCGTTGGTCTCCGTATTTGAAATGCAGGTTTACAGCGGTCCAGTCGGTAGTTTTTGAAAAATCGATGCCGGCTATGCACTCCCATCCCTCCATGTCAGGAAGCTCATTCTTAGTTGCAGCGATATTTTCCCAGGACGTTACCGGAAATTCACTTGTCACATCGCGGACATTCATCCGCTTTGTCATGAATGCCGGAAGCCGTGCCGGATTCTCTTTCCATTCGTTATATTCCTTCCGGATCTCATATTCCAAATTCGGAAAATAAATTAAGGAAGGATTTGCCTTATGCCAGTTAACCGGATCATGCACTTCTTCCTTGTCGTCCAGGCGGCAGATAAATGGCAGCAGACCATTATCCGGTCTTCCATCAAACAATATCTCGTGACAGTCTCTCAAAAGATCGTCCAAAGGTCCGTCCACAACATCGCCGTTGGTAGTATATATAGATCTTCGTGGTTCCGGCTTCTTTCCAAGCCCGGTCGTAAAGACGTTGACGTTGGCCACATTCTCATACTGGTGGTACTCATTAAAAATGACAACTCCGGATCTAAGACCGTCCTTTCCCTTTGCATTGTTAGTGTGGCCTCTGCATACGGAATTCATCTTTTTCCCGGTAATTTTTTCCTTTGTCCAATGGAAGAACTTTTTCATCTTCTTATCGTTGTCATCCAGCATGTGGACAAGGTCATTGACCGGACGTGTAGCCTGATCCTTATTGTTGGCGCATATGTCTACATCATATTCCCGCACTGGATTATATGGTGAGATCAGCGACAATGCTTCAAGCTCAATTGCGCCGTCCTTGCCGGCGCCGCGGCCAAGCATACAGAATAAATCAGGCCAGCGCGGGAAGCCACGTTCGTCATAGGTGCATAGGTGCAGTCCCAGTACGAAGCGCTCCCACTCAAACGTATTTTCGAAAGGAAGATATTTTGCCAGCGAGAAATACTTTTGGGCACGCTCTTCTTCTACCAAAAGGTTCTCATCATTGAATATCCGGATGATCAGTTCCCGCAGTGCGAGCTGATCTTCGCAGAAATGTTCCGGATTTTTGTCCATGAGCATGAAATAGTCATCTACAAAATAAGGACGTTTAGAGCTCATCCTCTTCCTCATCCTTTTTTCCGTAGGACTTGATCTCTATCTCATGCTCCAGCTTCTTCTTCTCAAGTTTTAATTTCTTATTTGCAATGATATCCTGCGCCTTTACCCCGAGTACATTTAGTATCAGATCTAAAAATTTAGAATTGCCCTCTATTGCGTTTTCGTAAACAGAAATAGCGAGCATCATGTTGTACGTTCTTTTCTCTTTAGGGATTCCCAGGTTCTCTAAAAGCTTATCCTGGTCAGGCTGCAACGGTAGATCACCTACATCTTTGATACATTGCTGTAGCTTTTTGCTAATTGCAGCCATTTTAGATCACTCCTTTTCAAATGACCTTATCTTTTCAAAAAAATCAATGTACCAGTCAGTCAGACCGGTATCCACTGTAATTACTGTGTTCTCGCATCTAGGATTTCGATTGACATTAGCACTGGATTCTATCAGACAGTCATACCGATACCCCTTGATACACATGATCTTAGAGTGATTGCGAAAAAGTACTACCTTCGAACCATATTTAGTATGCAGGTCCTTGAGCATCTGGTGCTCCTTTGAATACCTTGCTTTGAATATTTCGCCTACGAAAAAATCAATGTGCTCAATGAT